GGCGAAAATGGTGGCGGAGGAGTTGGTTGCCATCGAGGCTGAGCGCAGGAACAGCGGCACGCTGGGAGAATACTTTGACAACGATCAGAGCAGCGCAGACGCCATCGCCGCTATCCAGGGGGCGTGATGGATAAGGACTTCTCTGACTTTGTAAGCGAAGGGCGCGGCCTGATGCAAGCGCGGGATCGCAATAGCTGGGGCCTGGGCGATCTGGCCTGCGAGTTCGAGGTAACGGTAGGGCGTCCGGGCGATCCGGATGCCCTTACCCTGAGTGACTTGGCGGGCGAGTGGGACGCCAGCACTCAACGGGTGAGCGAGTGGCGCAATTGCAGCGCATTCTATCCTACGGACGCGCGTACATTTGACCTCACGTGGACACACTACAACCAAGCGCGGCGAGCGGCAGGGGGTGAGCTAGACAATGCGCTTGAACTGCTGGAGATGGCCGTAAAGCTGCACATGGGAACGCGGGCATTCGAGCGATACATCAAGGGCATCTACTTCGAGGGCCCCGTCAAGATTGGCGAGTTGGCGGTGGGCCTCCAGGCGATGATACCTGGCGGAGTCAAAGAGGTGTGGTTGGTTGTAAAGAGGACAGAGGTATGAACTCATACGCACACAAGGTTGACAACAACCAGAAACAGATCGTAGATGAGTTGCGCGCGCTTGGGTATACAGTCGCTAACATGTCCCGGGCCGGTGCCGGAATACCTGACCTAGTGGTAGGAGATAACCAGCGAATCGTGTGGGTCGAGATAAAGCGCAAAGGGCAGAAGTTAACGCCATACGAGCAAGCGTTTTTTAACGAGTGGGCAGAGTGCACGCGGATTATTGCATACTGCACGGAAGATGTACTCAGATGGTTCGGGAGGCTATCATGAAATGTGGTGACTTAGTTAGTGTGAAGGCAAATGGCAAGACAATGAGCGCTACATATTGGTATCGCGCGTGCACTGGGAAGCTAGTGGTGTTCGTGACCGACGAGACGCAGAAAACAGAGTACGTGCAATTCTGCGCGCCGGAATGCGTGAGCTTGCAGGCGATATCGGCGCCAGGAGCGGTGAACATACCAGTGTGGGCGCGGTGACCATTGTCCTAGTTGACCCACGCGACCCCACTGTCCGCATCGTGCTGGACGGCCAGTTCGCCGAGTACGACGCCGATGTTCTGTTGCGGACGTTCCCGTGGCTGCGCGTATGCAAGACGCCTGACCAACCGCCGCTGTTCGCGCTTGACGAACCTCGCGCGGAGCAGGGGAGTTTGTTCGAGGGGATACCGTGATCCGCTTGCTATGCTACAATGAGTGTGGTATACTCATGGGTGTTGAGGGAAAGCGGTTTTTTTGTTGCCGACAGATCGCCGGATTGGTGAAACCGCCTCCCTCAACAAGTGGCAACGACACCAGTCCGGCGGTTTGTTTTCTAGGAGCAGTTCATGAAAGAATCCCATCCCGTAGCTGACATATTCCCGATGCTTCCGCCAGACGAATTACAGCGACTAGCTGATGACATCGCCGCGCGCGGCTTGCTGGAACCGGTGGTGATGCTTGACGACATGATCCTTGACGGGCGGAACAGGTACGCGGCCTGCAAGTTGGCTGGTGTTACACCGGACTTTGTGACTTTCAGCGGCAATGATGCACTAGGCTATGTGATTGCCAAGAACCTGCATAGACGGCACCTGAACGAAAGCCAGCGGGCCGTGGTGGCAGCTAAGATTGCCAACATGAAACCACATCGACCGATTAAGTCGGCAAATTTGCCGACTTATGACAATGGATTACCCCATCCGGTAAGCCAAGAGCAGGCTGCTGCTATGCTAAATGTTAGCGTGCGATCCGTAACAAGCGCTAAAGCAATAGAGCGCGATGCGCCAGAATTGATACCACAAATAGAGAGCGGAACATTGTCTGTCGGAAAAGCCGAACAAACCATCCGCAAAATACAGCACAGAGAAACGCTGAAAGAGGTTTCGATGGATCAGGTGGTGAATGGCAAGTATGCCGTCATCTATGCTGATCCGCCGTGGTCTTACAGAAACTCCGGTTTCAACCAGTCGGCTGCTAACCAGTATCCAACAATGTACGTAGAAGAGATCTGTAAAATGCCAATCGAAGAGCACACCACCGAAAACGCGGTACTGTTTTTGTGGGCAACGTCCCCCCTGCTCCCAGACGCTCTATCGGTAATGTCTGCCTGGGGGTTTGAGTATAAGGCCAGTATGGTATGGGTCAAGAACTCGGCTCCAGGGATGGGATGGTGGGTACGCACCTATCACGAATTGCTACTGATCGGCTGCAAAGGAAGCATCCAGCCAGAAACAAAGCCGTCCAGTGTGATTACATCGGAAGTCAGCAAACACTCCCAGAAACCGGATATGGTATACGATCTGATAGAGAGTATGTACCCTGGACTATCCTATCTCGAATTGTTCGCGCGTAATTCTAGGGCAGGATGGGAGGCTTTCGGCAATGAAGTCTAAAGAAAAAATAGATGTTCTTGTCCGCAAGATGTACGGCAAGAATTGGATGATGATCAAAATAAAGCGCGGGAACGAATTAGTGCCGAGCTTCGAGGACTGGTTTCGGATGATACAAGCGCTATCTTTCTGCGAGAGAGGTAAGTATAAGAGTGTTGCAGACCCACTTGAGATGCCGAAGCGTTTTTTTATGCGCTGCTTTGACGAAGGAATTACATGGGAACAAATACGAGAAGAGTTCGGTATACCGAGCAGAGAATAGCCTACAGGCAAAAGGATGATTGAGGCATGACAGAACGAACCTGGATCAAAATACACAGCGGTCTTACCAACGACCCAACGCATAGGGAACGTATGGGAATTAGAGTATGGTTGTTCGTGTGGTTAGTTGATCACGCCGACTGGGATACGGGCGTCGTCTACAACTACAGCGACAAATGGGCGGGTGAGGAGATGGAGGTATCTCCGAGAACAATCGAGAGACAGCGCCAAGACCTAGAGGGACAAGATTACATATTCTGTCACGCTGGCTTTCAGTGCCAGCATATCAGGATCATGCGCTGGCGAAACCCGAAACTGGTGAGCCCACCCCAGATCAATGTACCGGGACTGCCTGATACTTGCGCAGAGTTGCGTACCCATAGTACGCAGAGTTGCGTACCCATCCCTACAGCAAACTGCGTACCCCTACATATAGATCACAATATATCAGAGTCTATCACACAGCCTGTCGTCTTTAACGAAAACGGAAACACATGGATATTCCAGATGTATCTGGACGTATTCAAGGAAGCTGTTAGTGCAGGGGAGCACGACGCTCTCCGCGACATGGCGCAGGCGTACACGCAGGCCGATGTCAAGGAGGCCATGACTATTACTCATGACAAGCACGCCCGCCAGCGCCTTACGCGTAAGGTTGCATACATGCGCGGCATTCTCCAGGATTGGGCGAAGAACGGCAAGGACGCGCCAACACAGCTGGCTCCGCTACAGCGCGCGCCAACACTCGAAGAGCTTGGGTACAAGGTCGTGCGATGAGCGACAAACAACAGCTAACCCCTCATTCTGTTGAGGCTGAGCAGGCCGTTCTGGGCGCTATCCTGGTCAATCCAGGATCGCTCTACGAGGTTAGCGACTTCCTGCGCGCAGACGACTTCTTCGTAGTGCGCAACGGATGGATCTACGATGCGATGCTCAATATCAGCGCTCGCCACGACCCGATTGATTACCTAGTGGTGGTTTCCGAGCTTGATCGTGCCGGGAAGCTCAAGGAATGCGGCGGCGCGGCCTACATCCTCAGTCTGATAAACTCCACGCCTTCGGCGCTCAACATTGATGGTTACGGGCGCATGGTAGAGCGGACGGCAACACTCAGGCGCCTTGAACTGGCAGCTGGCGAGGTTGCAAAGGTATCTCATGCGTACGAGATGGAATTGGAAGATGCGCTCAGCGTGGCCAGTGATGCAATCGTTAGCGTTATCGACCGCCACACAGGGACGATAGAGACGGCGCAGACGGTGCGTGACATTGCGGGCGACGTATCAATGGAGGCTGTTATCTGGGCAGAAGACCCGCGCGACGTGCGCGGCATCGCAACTGGTCTGCACGGTCTAGATACCAGCACCGGCGGGTTTGAGGCTGGGCTGTTGTATTACCTGGCTGGCAGGCCTGGTGCTGGCAAGTCAGCGCTGATATCCAGGGCGGCGCGTGGTGTGGCAGAGAATGACCATTGCGTCATTGTATATAGTCTAGAGATGACAAAGCGTGCAATGGTGCGCCGCATGGGGATGCAACTGTCAGGCGTAAACGGGACACAGCTCAAGCAAGGCAGGCTACCAAAGCCGGAGTTGCACAAATTCCTCCAAGCTCTCGACCAGATCGCCAAGCTGCCAATCATCATTGAGAGCCGATCCAACTTATCAATCCTTGAGATGGAGGCCATCACGCGTAAGTATTCGCGCGACTACGACATTGGCCTGGTTGTGATCGACACGCTGAATGTGGTGCGCGATCGAGCCGATGGTCTGTATGAGAAGATGACTAACATCAGCCGCCAGGTCAAAGACTGGGCGCACTCATCGCCGTATGGCATTCTGGCTGCCGTCCAGCTATCTCGCGTCAATGAGAAGTCAACCGACAAGCGACCAACACAATCGGCACTCAGGGACAGCGGAGCGCTTGAGCAGGACGCAGACTGGATCGGTGGGCTTCACCGCGAGTTTGCCTATGCAAAGACTCCGGAAGATCGGGCGCTGCTGGCTGACAGAGAGCATGTAGCAGAACTACTTCCGCTCAAGGTACGGGACGGCGCTTGTGAAATGGCGGCGGAGCTGTACTGGGATGCATCATGCGTTAATTTCAGCGACATGTACAAGCAAAATGTCAGCCTTGATTACGATAAGCACCCGTTTGTCCTTGGACGCGATGACGCGGGAGAGGCGTCCTTATGAATTACACATTTGTGAGATGGTACGAGCGTGGCCGCTGGTCACGTTGGCATCTAGTCAAGCCCGGCACGCTACGCTATACGCTGTGTGGACATGCCATCGGGCACACTCTGCAACTTAAAGAACTCGGTTATTGCGATTGTGGCAGGTGCTCTAACAAAGAGGCGAAGCGATGACCACTACACGATTGTTTGTGCGCTGGAAGACGCGCGGTCACTGGTCTCTATGGCACATAACAGACCAGAAGCGCGCGCGGCATACGCTGTGCGGTGTTAGCTATACATCGCCAGTAGAGATGACACAGATGTGGGTTTGCGACTGTAAGATTTGCGGAAAGGCGGCAACGGACAAATGACATCAACAGCTCAGAGTATCAGAGAGAAGGAAGCGACAGCGAAAGCGCGCGGCATTATCATGGCACGCCTGGATATGCACCGTGTTCCATTCGATTGTAAGCGGTGTGAGTATGAGATCCGCTGTGCGTCGCTGGCGCCGGCCCGGGCGGTGCTGTGTGAGTTGAGCGACGAAGAGCTGGGGCTGCCACTGGTGTCACCTCGCGATGGCGACGGTGAAAGCAGTGAGAATTACGCTGAAGAGAATGCGAGCTACTACCTGCAAGTGCATGTGGTAGGAGCACGGTAACAATGGCATATGAGTGCCCTTACCCGCCACCCCCGTTTTTCTACCCGTCCTACTGGCCAGCGCATCACAACGGACGCACGTTATCCTGGTGGTGGGGGCTGTACATATGTTACTTGGCTGGATGGGCCTGGTGGGCATCGACGGACACTGGCGGGTATCTCCAGTGATTGACATCTGCTGGCATCTCCCGATTTTGCTGATTGTGGCGCTAGTTGGCGGGGTGCCGGCTCAACTGATGGCTGATCCGTACCGGAGGCATCATGGCAAGCAATGACGACAAGTTGACGGGCGAGTATCTGTTGGCCGAGTGGCAAGGCGCACACAAGGCCAATGGAATAGGCAAGCGCGCGTGGGTACGCGAGGCATACCCTGGCATGACATACGGTCAGTGGTGGGGGAAAGTGTACAGATACCAACAGTCTCTCGTTGGCAAGCTGGCTCCACAGGAGCAGTGGTTCATGCAAGACATCGCACCAGAGCTAGAGCTTGATGGCGACTGGATGGTGATCGGAGATGTGCACGTTCCTTGCACAGATTACGGTTTCGCACAACTGGTGACGGCGATTGCCGACAAGCACCTGCCGAATTGCAAGGGGCTGATCGTGGCCGGTGATCTGCTCAACGCCGATGCGTACAGCAAATACTCATCGCTGATCAGTCTGCCATCATTCAACACTGAGATCCAGGCCGCCAAGCACTTGGTTGAGTTATGGTTAGAGACGTTCCCGCGCGTGGTGTGGTTGATGGGTAATCACGACGCTAGGTTCCTTACGCATGATAACGGCCAGATAACCGCTGACATGCTGAAGGACATCATAACGCACAACGGGCGCGTAGAGCTGTCTATCTGGGATCGGTGCTTTGTAACCACAGATAATGGACGTTGGGTTGTCGCCCACGGTGCCAGTTATTCGCGTAACCAGCTCAATAATCCGGCCGAGTATGCGCTGCAATTCCAGTGCAACGTTATCAGCCATCACGAGCACCATTTTGGTGTAGGCATGGATAAATATCGTCGCTATACAGTTGTCAACAATGGAGGGCTATTCGACCCCAAGAAGATGCTCTATTCCCGGCTCAAGACCACTAACCGACCGGCGATGGCGCAAGGGTTTGTAATGCTGCGTGGCGGATATCCGTATCTGTTTGGCAGCGACGGCTTCACGGATTGGGACTTGTGGTTGGGCGATGACGACAGCTTTGTTACCCCGCGACAGATAGATGTACAGGTCGCGGCGGCGTGAAGGAGAGTGATATGAGAAACAACGACAACGATGCCTTGGAACGTTCGACTGTAGTATTTTGGGCAGCGGTTTACTATATTGTCTACGTAATCGGATGCTTGCTTTTAACGATGGGCATATGGTTGCCACTGGTATTAAATAGCAACTAAGTGAATATGCGGCTTATCGGCTACTAAGTGAGGGCGCCATGAAATTTGGATCGTTGTTTGCTGGCATTGGTGGATTTGACTTAGGACTGGAACGTGCCGGTATGGAGTGCGCCTGGCAGGTCGAGATCGATCCTTATTGCCAGAAGGTTCTGGCGAAACACTGGCCAGAAGTAGAGAGGTTCAGCGATGTCAGAGAATGCGGAAGTAAGAACCTATCAACAGTTGACCTTATCTGTGGAGGGTTCCCCTGTCAGCCGTTCAGTGTCGCCGGGAAGCAGCGAGGCGCGGCAGATAACCGTTATCTCTGGCCTGAGATGCTTAGAATTATTGCAGAACTCCATCCAGGGTGGGTTATTGGCGAGAACGTTCCTGGCATCGTCAGTATGGCACTCGACGATGTGCTTGCTTCGCTGGAGGGTGAAGGCTACACCTGCGAAACGTTTGTTATTCCAGCTTGTGCCGTCAACGCGCCGCACCGCAGAGACAGAGTATGGATTGTGGCCCACACCGAATACGTTCGACAGTCTGGCCAACCCCATACAGGGCAAGGAAGAAACATTCGAGAATCTACACGCATTGAAACTGAGCAATGCGGTGAGACTGTGGCCGACCCCAGCGGCGATGGATGCCACCCCGATAACTGGTGGGGATTTGTACAAAACGGAAACCGGAACGGTGCGGGCGCGGTACGGGAAGGCGAGCAGCAACAGAGGGCTTGGGGCAACGGTAATGTTCCAGACTCCGACGGTCCCCAACGGGGGACGATCTCCAAAGGGCGGGATGTCTCCAACGGGGATGACACCAGACGGCAAGAAACGCCAGATGGACTTGGGGTATTTTGTGAAGATGTTACCTACACCGCGGGCAACGGACGGCAGCCATGGGGGCCGGGTAACTCCGAGAAAAGCTCGGAACGGTGGGAACTTGATCGAGGCGGTAAGCGCGGATATGTATGCAACCCCATCGGCTCGGGATTGGCGAAGTGGGAAGGCCAGCGAGGAAACTCACGCCCGCAACAGCAGGCCACTGTCGGAGCAGATCGGGAAATTGGAGAATGGTGGGCAGTTGAACCCGAACTGGGTAGAGTGGCTCATGGGATACCCCATCGGGTGGACAGACTTAGAGCCCTCGGAAATGCCGTAGTCCCGCAGGTGGTCGAGTTGATCGGGCGGGCGATTGTGGATGCTGACGCATGTAAGCGATAAGGCTAACTACTTGTTACTACGAAAGGCACCAGGAGGATAGGGAGACGATGGTTACTCAAAAGCTGCTCAATTTAGTAACGCAGTGCGTTAAGCACTACAGGAGCTTTCCATTTACCGTAAGCGATATTTCTATATCGCTGGGTACTAGTCACAGCTACGACAAGTCAGAAATCCGCGAGGCGATCTGGCTACTGATTGACAGAGGCGTAGTTGATATCACGCATGATCTGCGATTCAAATTAGTTCAGGCAAAGGAAGGGTGAGGCGATGGAATGCTATTGTGCAGTGTGCTTTGAGTGCGATGGTACCGGGACGGTTTGGTATAGCTCGAACGGCAAGTTTTTATGGCATCACCGGTGCGATGACATGGATGAACCGGAGACATGCCCGGAGTGCTATGGGAGCGGTGTCGAGATTTATGGCGATTGCCCAATACATGGCTATGACGATGACGAGTAAGTATCTAGAATTGTGAATAACATTGCTTAGGGAGAATGACATGGAAACGTTTTGGACAAAGGTTTGGCAGATTTTACGTGAGGAATGCGGAGCCTACGACGACGACATGGGGTTCATCGCCACTCTAGGTCAGTTCGGCGAGTGGCGCTTCCAAGGTGCGCTAGGCTTTGGCGGGAAGATTTGGCACGTTAATGATGATCTGTATGTCAACTACTACCCAGAGGATCGGAACGCTAAGCGCGACAAAATGGTTGAGCTCGCAAATTTCAGACTGGCAAAGCTGTTAGATAGCAGGTAACGATATCCCAACTAATAGAAATATTTGGAATTAAGGAGAGATACATGGAACCAATGCCAGAACTAACCTACACGGTAACGCTAACGAACGACGAACTTAATTTGATTTGGCGTGCAAAGTTGATGCTCGATGACGCAATTGGCTTCAAGAGTCACTGGGGCAAGTACACAAGCGGGACGACATCGCGGGCGCTGTTTGATTTAGTTGGGCGCATCAAGGATGCCCCGCGCCTGAGCAACAACTGCCATTGCCCCCGATGCGACCTCGACGGCATCGAGGCGTGGCTCGAAGCGAACGACGAGGAAGACAAGGCCGAGCAGGCCGAGGAGAGACACAATGACACAGTATGACCGTTTGGAATTAAGACAAAAAACATGCCGTGATTGCATGTACTTCATCACCGTAGCGCCTACGCTCCCCCATCTGGGCGGATGTACCAACAGGTATGCAGATCACTGTGGACACATTATTACTGACGTACATTATCAGTGCGATTTGTTCGAGCGCGGGTTTCAAGTTACCGCCGAATCCGATGAGGACACCAATGGTTGATTGCAAGTGCAAAGAGTGGCAAGACAGTATCCAACAAATCGACGCAGCTCAAACGTTGGCAGATTGTCATGGGTTTACCTACACTGGCTCAGTGATGCGTTTCTGCCCGTGGTGCGGAGAAAAGATGGAGATGCCGGAGCAAGCCGGGGAGGACAACGATGGTTGATTGTCCGTTTTGCAATCAGTCAGACTTTACGCTGTCACAGTTGAAGAAGCACTTGGTAGACGATTGCTTGGACTTCGTGCTCACCGACTTCGAACTAGATGAATTATGGGAACTGAGAACAGAGGAGATACACAATGGGCAATGAAAAGCAGTACATACTGGACGATATCAAGGAAGCGTTTATGTACGCCTTCCTGTTCGAGCACGAAACAGATGAAGCACTGGACGAGGCATGGCGCGATCTGGAGCGCAACCTGCTTACGTCTGACGAATATAAGGCCAAGTATTACCCAGATACCAAGGATGGCCAGGATGAGTAAAATGAAAACGTGGTGGCTGTTTGGTTTTCAGCGGTGGGGCGGGTTGCGCCCGGTTGCCATGTGGTTCCCGGATGGAAGATGCTTTCGCCCGTTGTTTCTTGGCGTGTGGATAAGAGCTAATGACGATTGGAGCCAATACACCAGTATGGGAGATAATGTTGTGGAACGAGAATACGTTGATGGCACATGGATACTCATTGCCATTATGATGCTTTTTGTGTGCGCCGCACTGGTCATGGCACTTGGTGGTATGCGATGAACAGACAACTGTATTGGGTGCACGCGATGGCGTTTGTGTCGTACTGGACAGCGCTCCGGCTCCTGCTGTGGCTAACAGAGATGTACTTGAGAGTGAGGCAATATGCCATTCGTGACAGATAGCGACAGCGAAGATGAGGTGCTTGAGCTGCGCCAAGCGCTGATCGACATCATAAGCGAGTTGCAGCATGACAAGGATTGCTGGATATTTCCGACCGCTGGGGCAGGGCGCGCATATGCAGTGCAATCTCTTAACAAGGCACTGGATAACGCGATCCAGGTTGTGATAAGACAGCGGTAAACCAGTGTAATACCGGTGGTATACTACATGACACAACATAAACTATCAGTATCTCTAAATGACAATGATGCTGAAGAGTGCGAATGGGTGAATGGGATAGCCTCATCTGGCATGATCCCGGCACACGTATTAAAGGAGGCACTGCGAGCATACTTTGGCACTACTCGCGAGGCCAGCAACGTCGTCACCACGGGTGATGTTGTTGACGCCATCAATGCCGGATTTGCAATGCTATCCGATAGACTACAGAATATCACCGTAGCGCAGGTGCCGCGTCAGGAGACGCCAGAGCTGCCGCCAACGATGACGGATACGCCAGTCGAATGGGAGGCTATTGATCCAAACGCTGATACGCCATTTCTCAAGGGTGTTCGAGAGATGGGAAAACGGCCAGCCATGCGGCTACATGACTAGAAAGGTATCGCCTATGGAAGAACCATGTCCACGATGCGGATACCCGGACGATAAGACGGACTACGTTATCACAGAGATGGAGCGCCTTGTTATTGAGACATTGCGAGATGTGCGAAAGTCCCCACTATCGCCGGTGTCGGCCCAGGTGCTCGCCGACGTGCTCGGATATTCGCAAAAGTACATCAGCGAGGTGCTAACGGGCATGAAGTCACGCGGATTAGTGTGCTTGCCGTTTGGACATAGGTGTAGCGGGTGGTTAGAGGGCGATGTAATGCGAGAGCTGGCCGACATCATCCGCGGATGCTCTCATTTCTCGTAATATAACCGTTACCTATCCGTTACCCTTGACAAAGCCTCTGCTATACTATAGACAGAGGCTTGTTATTTGCAGCACTCCATAGGGCGACACAAGCACAGCAGCCATTAATACCCGAACGGGTGGAGTCAAGCAAATAGGCCAACAAACATATGGCAAAGAGAAAACGCTACACAGACGAATATAGGGCAAGCGCTGTCTTAATGCTGGAGGCGGCAGGTTATCCAGACATAGAGGGCGCGCTTTCGCGTGTTGCGGATCATCTTGGAATGCATTACCAGACACTCAGTAGGTGGTTCAGAGCAGTGCAAAATCCACCCCCGCACGAACTGGTGCAAGAAAAAAGAGAAGACTTCTTGCAGCAGCTCCAGGCCATCAAGGGACTAGCGGCCGGTAAGATTATCGAGCGGATAGAAGAGTACGATCCGCGCGATCTAACCGGGCTGTTGAAGATTAGCGCGGAGTTGGCCGAGTTACTGACGGGCGGGGCGACGGCAAGAGTCAACTTGACGTGGGAGCAACTCGTTAAAGATGCATCGGGGAAAGAGCCAAGACTCCTTGACAGTCCCTACGCCTAATGAGGTTTTTTACAACCCAGAAGAATACGCGAGGACGTTTCTGTATATCCTCGATAAGCAGAAGAACAAGAAGCGCCTGATATACAACCAGGCACAGCTACATTACCTTAACAATCGCACACGCAGAGACTACATACTAAAGGCCAGACAACTGGGAATGTCCACCGCAATCCAGGCCGAATTCTTCAGGGTGGTGACGACACGAGCAGCTGGCACCATGACGCTGGCGCATGACGACGACACTACGCAGCGCTTGCGGCGAATGGCAGACTTCTACTATGACAACTTACCGGACGGGTTCAAGCCTACCCGCAAGTATGCCAACGCCAGCGTGACAACCTACCCGCTGCTCAATAGCGAAGCAGCAATCGGGACTGCGGGCAGCTTGAAGGTCGGACGCGGTTTCACTCTCACACATTTTCATGGGTCAGAGGTTGCATTCTGGCCTGATGCGGAGAGCATACTGGCCGGCGCAATGCAGGCTGGTAATCCGGCCATCGTACTGGAGAGCACGCCAAACGGCGCCCAGGGCTACTTCTACGAAGGCTGCATGGAGGCCCTGGACGGCAACAAGGACATCAACCTCTTCTTTTTCCCGTGGTGGTGGGATCCGGAGTACAGGAAACCGCTAGAGCGGGGCGAAGAGATTGAGTACACACCAGAAGAGCAAGAGCTAGTTGATAAGTACGGACTTGATGATGAGCAAATCAACTGGCGCCGGGCTAAGAAGCGGGAGCTTAAACACCTATTCCCGCAAGAGTACCCGGAAGATCCGATCACCTGCTTTCTGCTGTCGGGCACGGGCTACTTCGGAGATATCTCGGGTGTATGCAAGGTCAAGCCCGGCAGTGTGCAGTACAACCCGGATCATCGTTACTTTGCGGGATTGGACTTTGCGCAGACGGTTGACTGGCTGTCACTCAGCATCATTGACGACACGATAGGCGCTGAGGTTGATTTACTGAGAATACAGCGCTTGCCGTGGGAAGAGCTGAGAAAGCGTGTGATAGACAAGTTTCTTGAGTGGAGTGTCATAGGGTGCCAGGCGGAGTCTAACTCGATGGGGACTACCAACATCGAGGCACTACAGACAGAGATGCAAGAGCAAGAGTGTCACACGGTAGTCGAAGCGTTTGAGACGAACAACGATAGCAAGCACAGCATCATGAGTGCCTTACACGAATCAATGCATAGCAAGCGGTTAGCGGTACTCGATGACCAGATAAGACTGAAAGAGTTGCGAGTATTCACATCAGCGCAAACAAAGACAGGCCTTTGGCAACTGGCAGCACCGGCTGGCGAACACGACGATACGGTTATCTCGCTGGGGCTGGCGCACTACGCAAGAACACACTACATGAGCCCAGCCGGGATGGTTGACTGGGCGTGACGACAGATTTGTAGACTTTTTGTAGATTGACAGAAAGCAACAGCAATGAAACACGAGGATAAGCAATCGTTAGACGCATTAGCATTCATCAGGGCTCACCCAAGACTGGGCGACGAAGAATGCAATAGAATAACCGAAAAATATCCAACACTGTCGGGGAGAGAGCTTTTGGTTGAGCTGTTATCGACGACGGTTAAGCACTACAACGATATTCGTATGGCGGATAACAAAGAACTTTATGCATTAGCATGTGGTCACGATAGCCGCGTAATCGATTTTACCTGCCCGACATGTAACAAGTGCATTTATTGTTGCTGGTGCGAAGAGCAAGAAAACGATAGGCATTAGAAGGTGATAATATGCCATACAGACTAAGTGAAGACGGTCTATGTGTGATGAAGGGCGAGGAAGAGGTCAAGTGTCACGAGACACACGACGAAGCGCTGGCGCACATGCGCGCGCTGATGGCCAACGTCGAAGATGCCAAGAGCGCAATCAAGGCTGTTGGCGACTGGGAGTTGGAAGTAAGGGCTATCCCGTTCGACGACATGGACGCGGACGGCCAATACTTCGACGCCGGCACTGACATCATGCAGGCACAGTTCTCGTCGCCAGTAGTTACATACTACCACGGCATCAAGCAGGACACGCCCGCGATCATAGGCAAGACGGCACGCATCGAGAAGCGCTCAGACGGATGGTGGGCGCGTGTTGTGCTGGATAAAGCTCAGGCGCTCGCCCAGAAGGTATGGGATGCTGCCAAGCAGGGCACAGCATACGCCTCATCTGGGTCTATACGCCACCTGGCGCGCCTACAGCAGAATGGGCAGATGACGGCATATGATAAGAGCATACCTGGGCGCATAGCCGTCTGGCCGTTTGCGGAGCTGGCTATCTTCGACACACCAGCAGGGCAGCGCCCGGCATCGTGGCGCGCGGTTGCATACCCAGCGCTTAAATCGGTGTACGAACAGGCCGGAATCGACTGGCCTGATATTGACAACCCAAGCGACAAGGACGCAGCGAAAGGCGAGAAGCATAGCGCGGCGCCGGAGCATAGGGAGGAACAAACACCAAACAATTCAAACGGAGATAGCGAAATGGACGAGAAAGAAATTGAGGCCCTGGTTGCCAAAAGAACAACCGAGGCAGTAGAAGCCGCACTCAAGGCCGACCGAGCAGCGGTTGAGGCGGAAGCAAAAGCTAAGGCTGAAAAGCAGGCAGAGATCGAAGCAGCGGTTAAGTCTGCGCTCGACAAGCAGGAAGAGGAAAACAAGAAGTCGCGTCGCCTGCCGTTTTACGGCGAAGACGCTCCGATTGTGGGAAAGTTCGGTTTCACCCGCAAGTACAACAACCTGAGCGGCGCCGACTTGGCGTTTGCCATTGACGTGGTGAAGTCGTCCGGCAAGCGGCCAAGCGAAGACGCATACAAGGCCGTTGCCGTCAAGTTGGGCGATGAAGCCACTAAGAGCGATTATGCCCGCATTGGCAACGATGCCCTCAAGGCCGCTGGCTACGCTTTCGAAGGTGATGCCATTAAGGCCAATGAAATCAACTACTCGACGCTCACCAGCTATGGTGATGAGTGGGTTGTGACGGCCAACAGCTCCGCACTGTGGGAGCAGATCCGCCAGAACGCCCAGATCGTTTCCAAGCTGCCAAGCATCGAAGTTCCGCAGGGCAGTGAGGCAGTGAAGATCCCCATCGAGAGTACCGACCCGGTATTCTACAAGGTTGCCCAGGCTGCCAGCGACGCCGCAACCGGTGGGCTTTCTACGCCCGCCCCGACTGTTACTAGCTCTCGCCTTGGCACCAGCAACACCACGCTGACGGTTTCCAAGATGGGCGCGCGCGTGCGCTGGGCTGGCGAGACGGACGAGGACAGCATTGTCCCGTTCGCGCCTCAGCTGCGCAAGCAGATTGCAACTGTCGCATCTGAGTACATGGATCATGTGGTTCTCGATGGCGACACTAGGGCAACAGCAAGCACCAATATCAACGACATCACGGGCACGCCCGCTAGCACTCACGCTTTCCTGTTGGCGAACGGCTTCCGCTATCTGGCATTGGCCACCTCCGGGCGCAATCGCAGCGGCGGCGCACTCGACGAGGACGACTTTGTTGAGACGATGCGCCTGCTTGGAACGTCCGGCATCGCATCTGATCCTACTAAGTGCGCCTTCATCGTTGACCCTCATACCTATATGAAGATGCTCATGGAGATCACGGCTATGAAGACGTCTGACGTGTATCCTGGCAATCCAACGATCCAGAGCGGCGTGATCACTTCGATCTGGGGATACCCGTTGATCCGCTCGTTCCAGATGGGGTATGTCTACAAGTACGGTGGACACACCATGACCGGATACGAGAACAAATTCAACACCTCGGGCAAGGTCGACCAGGACACAACCAGCGGCTCGAACAACGTCACCGGCACGATCCTGCTGCCTCGGTTTGATCGCTGGTTCTTCGGTTGGAAGCGGCGCATGACGATGGAAGTCACTCGCCACCCAGAGTGGGACGGCAGCGAGATCGTTGCTATGACCCGCTTCGGCTTGATCTACAGGGATACCACGAACGCAGTGGCCTGCACCTATAACGTGACACTGTAGTGTATACAGTGACACACTAAGACGACGGGGGCGTTAATCGCCCCCCCGTCGAGGAGATAAAAATATGCCAAGCAAATTGTATAACCTGAAAAGAAAGAACGCTGTTGTCCCAGACCTGGCTGGTGGTATGGGCCTGATGGGACTTGGAATTGGCAATGTGTACTACGTTGTGCAGGCGGCCAACACACACGTTTACAACTATGTCCAGGCTAACCTTGCTCAGACCTACTCAGACGGCTCGGTATCCGTTCACACCACGATTGCGTCCGCATTGACGGCCACGGTCGCCAATCGCAACGACTATGTAATCGTCATGCCTGACAGCTCAGACTATGACATCACCGCAGCGCTTGCGATGAGCAAGCGCAATGTTCACCTGATTTGCCCGGCAGGTTATGACGCTGGCGGTCTACCGACCAATGCCGCGCGCATTCACCAGAACACGAATGCAACCGCATGTATCACTGTTTCCGCCGATGGTGTCGAGATCGCTGGCTTGTTTTTCAAGGGCGAAGAAGGGTCAGACATCATCACACTGAGCAGCACCCGCTGGCACGTCCAGATCCATGACAACTTCTTCGGGATCGCTGCCACGGCGTCTAGTAACAACTATGGCATCGTGGGCACTGGCGCTTGTTCGCACTGCTCGATCTACAACAACTACTTCACCAACTACTCGCCCGGCGCTATGTCTGGCACTAACAACGATGTGGCCGCGTTTGTAGCGCTCACGTCAGCGTCAAGCACCAGAAACAACATCAACAACAACTACATGATGACTGGCGCAAACACTACCGTTGCGGCAGCAATCAGCTACGCCGGATATGGTGGGTTCATCGTTGGCAACTACATCTTTGAAAACCTGGCGTTTGGTGGTTCTGACGCTGGCACCCTCACCCTGGGCATCAGCACAAGCACCGATTGTCTTGTGGTTGACAACAAGATCGGCGTTGTCACTGCGGCAAACGCTGTAAGTGGTGGCACCGCTGACAGCTCTTATGTGACCAACTACGAGGCCACCAGTGGCGGCACTCTAGCAACGTAATCGCACCATCTAGCGAATGAGGGGAGGAGATAACTCCTCCCCTCTGGGGGCATACATGCAAGGATTGCACAGCAAGATAATGCGGGGAACAACCAACGGGTCAGGCGCGTTGACTGTAACGAGCGAAACCGTCTCCGGATGGATTTATGCTGTCGAGTGGATCGACGGCGCACTTGACAACAGCCATACGGCCGTGCTGTCGATGACACAAACGCAAAGCGGCATTGACCAAACTATCCTGACTGTGGGGGCTGGCGAGGGCGATAGCGACACCTGGTTCTACCCTCGCGTGCTTGAGTGCGATAACGGATGCACGTCAATCGGCACATATACCTTGTTCTGCGGGTCAGGCAAACTGAAATTGGTAATCGCCAGCGGCGGATCAACGCACGAGGGCGGCTGCATTGTGTATATGTTCGAGTAGAAAGCGTATTTAATGAGCCTTCTCCCGATCGCGCGCCTATACCTGAATGGTTTTCCAAAGGCTGGTTTGCACTTCGCTGAGCAATGGGTGTCGACAGTGCTGGAGCCCGAGCTGAGCCATACCGGGAATTGGTTCGGTACGTTTAACGGAAACGGGTGGACTACCAGCCAGGGCAACCTGGAACACGTCGACGCCATGCTGGAGAGCATTAGACCTGGGTACTACGTCAAGGGCCACATGGGGTGGTCTCCAAGCCTGGCAGACAAAATCAAAACCTCTGGGGTTGGCCTGGTGTTTGTGTACCGCGACTTGCGCGATGTAGTGGTAAGCCATGCGCATCACGTGCTGAGCAATGACGATGAAAAGCTAAAGCATCCGGGGAAGGCTCTGTACAAAGCGCTCCCCACATTTGAAGATGTCCTGATAGCCTGCATTGATGGCATCGGGCCATATCCGGGCATCTTCCAACGCTGGGAGTTGTACGCGGGTTGGTTGCTTGAGGGTTGGGTTCTCAAGTTAAAGTACGAGGACATGATAAACAGCCCGCGCGCGCAAGCGGACAGGCTCGCGCGTCACCTGTACGATGGCAGACAAGACAACATGCTCATTGACCAGATTGCGCTATTGATGGTGCAGCGCGGGCGAGAAACAAAGAAGTCAATGACATTCAGGCGCGGTAAGACAGGCGATTGGCGCAAAGAGTTTACACCACGGGTTAAGGCGGCATTCAAGACGGCGGATCCGGGGTGGCTCGACAAATTGGGGTATGCCCATGGCGATTGGTAACTTTTGGGACAGGCTGGCATTTCTAGCTGGATACGTGAAGGCTGACGGAATCAAGGCCGACCGCATAACAGCACCCGGTTGGGCGCTCGCCGGTCTGGACGCCTATTCGGATATGCCCGACCTGTCTGTTACTAAGAATCAACTGCAATCTATGCAGGCTCTGTCGTGGGTACATACCGCCGTAAATGCTTGCGTGCAGACGTCAGCGGGTACACGGTTTTCCGTCAAGCAGCGCGCGGGCGAAGAGCAGAAGGATATTGACAACCACCCGTTTGAATTGCTGCTTGAAAAGCCTAATCCTCTCCAGTCGCGCTTTGAGTTTCTGGTTGCGTGGTTTGGCTATCGCAAGTTGGCTGGTAACGATTACGTGTGGATGAATCGGACAGGGCCGAATGCGCCACCTACAGAGCTATGGCACATTCCGCCCCACATGATCAGGCCTGTGCCAGATAGTCGTCAATACCTGCTTGGGTACGACTACGACCCAGGCAACGGGCAAATCATCAGGCTGGAGACGTGGGAGATTTGCCACACTCGCACATGGCACCCGGTTAACCGGTTTGTAGGATTGTCTGCCATCGAAGCTATTGCGCTATCGGTAGACAGCGACATGGCGCAGCAGCGCTGGAACAAAAATTACTTTTCCAAGAACAACGCAAAGATGCCCGGCGCTTTAGCCTTTGCCGATCCGATCAACGAAAATGACTGGCTGCGCATAAAAGAGGATTTAAGAGCTGATCACGGCGGTACAGAGCGGCGCATGATGATGTTGCGCAACGCTGGCAAGGGCGGTGTTCAGTGGTTGCAGATGGGCGTTACGCAGAAGGACATGGACTTCCTGGCCAGCCGCCAGTTTAGCAAGGAAGAGATATTTGGTGTGTTGGCGCCTGGATTGGCTTCCATCCTGTCCGTTAACTCAACTGAAGCAAATGCGCTGGCAGGCAGTAAGACATTCAACCAAATGGCGATATGGCCTGAGCACCAGGCCGTCGCTGAGCGTATCACTACCGACATTCTGCCCTCCTATGGCGAGAACCTGCGCGGCGAGTTTGACGACGTGCGAATCTCCGACAGGGCACTCGAATTGCAAGAGCAACAAGCGTTCGAGAAGGCGCACACCATCAACGAGATCCGCAAAGAGTATTATGACGACGAACCATTAGGTGACGAGCGCGGCGATCTACTGCCGGCTGAGATTACCGGTCCTACCGGCATTGGGCCAACATACAAAGAGCCTCAGCCAATCCCCGCACAGCTGCAAGCGTTTGCCGGGCAGCAGACAGCGGACGAAGAGCAGGAAGAGCAAACGCTAGAGCAGCGGATGAACAAGAAAGAGGAAGATGTACCAGAGGAAGAAGACGAACAGGCAGCTAAAGCGGATCTCCTCCGGTGGCAGCGCAAGGTAACGAAGCGTATAAAGGCGGGCCACGATGCGCTGGTTGACTTCGACAGCGAATTGATCGGCGACGGCCTCAAGTGTGCTGTGCTGCACGGGCTAGAGCACTCAGAGACGGTAGAGGAAGTGCGCGATGTATTCGACAGGGCCATTAAGGCGCGGCGCACCAGTAACGCGCCAGACGACGCAGAGCGCAGGAGAGCGGAGCGCGAGCTACAGGCTATCATGGAAGAGTTTTTCGCGGGGCAGGTGAAGCGCATCAAGAAGGCGGTGCAAGTTGGCGCTTGATGCGGGTTTCTGGACTGGCGAGCGCAGGATGCTCTATAACGCGATGTTCCCGCGCATTCTCCAGGCAGGAACAAGTGGGGCCAAGAATGCGCTTGGGCAACTCCTAAGCAATATAGAGGTTGGCGTTGATTGGGGGCTGGTGAATGACGCGGTATACGACTGGGCGCAGCGGTACACATTCGACCTGGTGAACAACATCACTGACACCAGCGAGCGGTACTTACAGAAGACGGTTAGCAAGTGGATAAGCAGCGGGGCGCCCATTGATGACCTGATGACTACTATCGAGCCTATGTTCGGAGATATTCGGGCGCGAATGGTGGCGGTTACTGAGGTAACACGGGCATACACAGAGGGCAACATAGCAAGCTGGAAAGAGAGCAAGGTGGTAGACGGACAGCGTTGGATGACGGCAGAAGACGACAGGGTTTGTCCAGAGTGCGGGCCGATGGCAGAGGCAGAAGACAGCCTGGGAGGCGACTTTGGCGGCCAGGGACGCCCGCCGTTGCATATCAATTGCAGGTGTTGGGTACAACCGATTGTGAGGTTGCCTGAATGATAGGCATACGCATCGAGGGGATGGAAAACCTAAACAGGCGCCTGGCTAAAATTGGCAGCATTGACAAAGAGTTACATGAGACAACCGACAGGGCCATCAAATATGTGCATAGCCAAGTACCGCCATACCCGTCCACCCGTCCAGGCCAGCGCTACGTGCGAACGGGCACGCTGGGGAGGTCGATAGGCACGGAGGTGCGCTCGTTGGGAACCAGCATCGTCGGTGCGATTGGCACGGCGGTTGTGTATGCTCCTGATGTTATATCTGAGAGCGCGGTAGGCGGGCGTGGGCCACAGTCGCGCTGGCACGTAGGGCGCTGGTGGACACTACAGGGCGTTATGCGCAAGGCAAGAGACGGCGTGATCAAGATTTACGAGGATATGCTAAGGAGGCTCGTGCATGGCTAATGACTACATCACTGCGGCAGACATGGAGGCCGAGCGCCCAGACACGACGTGGGACAGCACATACGACACGCTGATGGGGCTGATCGCCACGGCAGCCAGTCGCTATATCGACAGCCTGTGCCTCAAGCCTGCCAGCTACTTCTATGCAGACACGGCCGCGGCGCGATACTTCGATGGCACATCTGGCACCAAGCTATGGGTAGACCATATGGCGGCGGCTCCGTCGGCGGTCGCTGTGGCAGAGATGGGCGACGTAGACGGCGCTGCCGGAACAGGCGGAACCTACACAACATGGGCAACGAGTGACTATTATTGCTGGCCAATGAACGCGGCGTCAATACCAGAGCCGTACCAGGCGCTTGTGATCGACGCAATAAACGGGAGCAAGAATACCTGGTATACCTATCCGCGCTGCGTAAAGATTACTGCGCAGTGGGGCGGATACACCGCCGTTCCGAGCGACATTAAGCGGATCACAATGGCCGAGGCGGTGCGTATGCTAAAGAAAGCACAACAAAGCTATCGAGACACTGGCGGGATCATCGAACTTGGGAAGCTGACATACACCAAAGCTATTGACCCGATGACGGCCCTGGTTATAGCGAAATACAAGACGGTGAGCGTATGACACTATCGGCAGCAATCGCAAAAATACAAGCGCACGCTATCGCGGTAGGAATGGCAGAGGCGCCAACGTATCCACTAGAATCCCAAGAGGTGTATCCGTTTGCTATTGCATATGATAGGCGCGGAAATCTAATACAAGAGAGTGCTGGATGGGGTATTGATATGTGTACTGTGGTTTGCGAAATGCATTTTATAAATCAATACCTACCGCTTGCCGTTACTAAGGCCATGACATACCGCGAATCATTTATAAAGCGCATTATAAGCGATCCAACGCTCGGCGGAACAGTTACCACAATCAACGGGTTACGTTATGAGTTTGGAAAGTTAGGAGACGATGAATCGGCTGACCTTGGATACAAGTGGGAGTTTGACATTAAAACAGTGCTAGACGGGTCATAGAAAGAGGTGAATATGTTGCGATACACAGGCGGGGGATTTGGAGGATCGTTGCCGGGGCTGCCAGCCAGGGACTTGACGGATCAGGAGGTACTGGACTTGGGCGGAGAGAAAGCACTGCTTGACACTGGATTGTACGCCAAAGGCGCACAGGACGACAAGCCGCGCAAAAACAAAGCGGTAGAAACGATTGTGGAGAATGACGAAGCAGAGTGACGATAAACCCTGGCCGCGTGTGCTGGTAGGAATGCCGCGCGAGCGCACGATTCCCAACTGCGGGCACGTCAGCATGATGAAGGTTGCCCAGCGCGGCTACCCAATTATCGACCTGCCATACTCGCGCACCGACGTGGCGCGCAACAAGTTTGCCGAGCACCTGTTGGACAGCGACTTCACACACCTGCTCATGCTCGACTGTGACCATGAGCACCCAGATAACATTGTGGCGACATTGGCGCGGTGGGTAACAGACGATCCGAGCAAGCAGGTGATAGCGGGCAAGGTGAGAAGGCGAGGCGAGCCTTACGATTTGCTGATGTTCTTGCCGGACGGCGAAGGTGCTTACTACAGCCCGGCAGATTTACCGCCAGGTCTGATCAAAGTGGTAAACGGTAACGGGCCTGGATACGTGGCAACATCTGCGATCCTGATAGCCAGAGAAGTATTTGAGACGATACCCTGGCCATGGTTCAAATACGAGTATCCTGAGCAGGGGCAGTACCCGACAGAGGATATTTGGTTTTGCAAGCAGTGCAGCGCGCACGGGATTGACATTTGGATGGACACAACGATTATTAGCCCGCACATGATAGAGGGCTTCGTGACGGATGAGACTTATCACACATATGCAAAGGCTCACCCGGAAGTTGTACAGAAAATAGAGGAAACGGAGGTAATCAATGGCAGTTAAAGCACTAAGATCTATACAGGTCGGGTTGGAAACCACAGCGGGAACTGAGGTGAATGCTACTACCATCCTGCGCGGTACTGGCACAATCGAAGATAAGGGGGTGCCAACCCTGGCTGATGAGGATGTTGGTTACATGATGGGGACAGACAGAACTTACACCCCCAAACTTGAGGGCACGCTGACGTTTGAGTGCGATGCCACATACGAGCAGCTCCCCATCATACTGGACGCTGGGATCAAGACCGTTAGCCCTACCACAACCGGATCGGGAAGCGGGTATATCTATACCTATCCATTCCCGACTACAGCAGCGGGCGCTATCAAGACCCGCACGATTGAGGCAGGGGACGACGCTGGTGACGAGATTATGCTGTACTCGTTCGTAAGCGGCTTCAAGCTGAGCGGCAAGAGTGGCGAGGCGATTATGCTGTCCGCCGACTGGGTGGGCCGAGATGTTAACCCAACCACAGCAACGACAAATGCCACTCTGCCCACGGTATCAACTATCCTGTTCGGAAAATGCTATCTGTATATCGACACGGCGGGCGGAACGGCAGGGGCTACAGTCAAGAGCAACACGCTCTTGGCGTTTGACCTCGACGTAAAAACTGGACAGACGCCGGTGTACACCGCTGACGGCAACCTGTACTTTGGTTTTGTAAAGCAGGTGCAACCTAAGGTCGAGTTGAAGGTAACGTTCGAGAACGACGCTACCAGCATCGCAGAGCATGCAGCTATGAAGGCGGAAACGGCTGAGCAAGTGCGGCTGAAGGTGGTCGGCCCAGCCCTACAGACAACCGGGACGGCGTACACTACCAAGACCATGATCATCGACGTTGTTGGAAAGTGGACAAAGTTTGACAAGGTTGGTGAGCAGAACGGTAACGACATTCTGACCGGAACGATGGCCGGAAGGTATGACTCCACAGCAGCAACCGCTGGGCAAATCCTGATCGTGAACGAGTTGGCTGCCCTCGCGGGCTAGAAAGAAGTAGCAATGGATCTAAACATACACATAACAGACGAGCGCAAGATGGAGCTGACGCTTAATGCTATCTGCGCGCTAGAGGATTGGGTAAGCGGTGCGGAAGGAGACATGAGAGCAACGCGCGAACTTGTCGCCACCTTCATGACAGATGCGGACGGAAACTACCTGGACGAGCAGTCTGCTATGCGTGTCATTGGGCGCGTCAAGCAAAAGGACTTTGTTGCGAAAATATTCACGCCGTTCTTTGACGCGTTCAAGGATCACCTTGTCCCAAAAGCGAACGGGGAGCACTCATCGTCGCCGTCTACCACGGAGGAGCAGGCCCAGCATGGCTCGGCGACCTAATACGAGCCAACAAGTGGGGCAAGGCGCCGTGGGAGTTGGGTTGGTTCCCCGACAAGATAACGCACTGGGATAGACTGAGGTGGCGGTACAGGTGGGAATTGTGGCAAGAGCTACGCGCCACATGGCGCAGTCAGCAATACAAATCGATGACGCCAGAAAACATCATGGCGATATTGATGGTTATTCAATCGGAACTAATGAGCAATGGCTGACGAAGAACTAAAAGTTAAGATAACCGTCGAGGGCGGAGACAAGGCCAAGGACGCTGTTGATGGCTTGTCTAAATCTTCGTCTGGTCTAGCTGGCGAATTGACTAAGCTTATACCAGGTGCGTCACAAGCCACAAACTCGCTCACAAATATGGGCGGTATTGTTAAAACGCTTGCGCCAACGCTGGGCGTATCTACCGAGGCCGCAGCTGGTCTCTCGACATCACTGATAGCTATGGCTGGGCCTATTGCAGCTGTAATAGCAGTTGTAGGTATTGCAACCGTCGCCATAACTGGAATGTCAAAGGCGTTTGCCTTTGCGATGGAGAGGGCTGAGGAGGCACAGAAGGTAGAAGTCCAGTTAGAGGCTGTCATAAAATCTACTGGGGGCGCCGCTGGCGTGACAGCAGAACAGATAATCAGTTTGGCGCAAAACCTGAGCGCATTGTCAGGGGTAGAAGATGACGTGATTATAGCGTCGTCTAACATCTTGCTAACATTCACTCAGATCGGAAAGGACGTATTCCCTAAAGTACAAGAGACGGCGCTTGACTTGTCACAAGCATTCGGGATGGACTTGCAGAGCGCCAGTGTGATGCTGGGTAAGGCATTGCAAGACCCAGCAACAGGAATGACAGCACTGACCAGAGTCGGTGTTACGTTTAGCGAAGAAATGAAGGCGGCCGCGCAGAGCATGGTGGATAATGGCCAGATAGCTCGCGCGCAGGGCATGATACTAGAGGAGGTTGCTCGCCAGGTTGGCGGTAGTGCGGCAGCTATGGGCGGTACAGTGGCAGGCGAAAGTTCCAAGATCAAGAACCTGATCGGAAATATGGGGGAAGACTTTGGGAAGGCATTTTTGCCTCTTAAGGGCGATTTATTGGTTATCGTAAGAGAGTTTTTAACTCAGGTTTCACACAGTCTACAGCCGGCCATGGCATTATTGCGTAATGAGGTAAGACAGTTCCAAATGGTTCTACGTGACCCTGAAATGAAAAAGGCTATCGATGAAATGATTACCGCATTTGCCGAATGGCTTGGAGCCGGGGCAATTAATGATATAAAAATCATGTCGATGGCGGTGCGTGATTTTTTGACAAGATTTCGCGATGGCGGACCAGAAGCTATACAGATGATCACGTCTATGGTTAGAGACATGGCCAAGTTGGCAGAAATAGTTGGGCGAGTGCTCGATCTTATGGACAGGTTTGGCGGGAAGAGCGCGCCTACGACTAGGCTGCCAGGCTACGCCAGCGGCGTAATGAATGCACCCGGCGGGTGGGCGATGGTTGGCGAGAGCGGGCCAGAGTTGATGCAGGTGCCGCGCGGGGCGAATATATACCCGAGCGGATCCGCGCCGACTACGGATGCCGGCGGCATGAAGATCTACGGGCCTATTAGCATTACAGCGCCAAACGACGGCAGCTTGTCGGCACTGATGCACAACTTGGAGGCAGCCGCGACGGCGACAGCATGAACCTGGAGATCGTTAGCTTCAACGGCACGAGCCTGAGCGATAGTTCATTCAAGGCATACTTTCCAAAGCCCTCCGTGATGGCTGGCCCGGAGGGGGACGCCGGATTTGTTGAGCGTTCGTACTTTAGTCCGGTGTTTACCTACAAGCGACGCAAGCCTCGCACGCTGCCCGTGCACATCAAGATGCTGGAAACGATTGCATCGAACGTTGATACACTCAAGGCGCTGTTTAATCCATACGCCAATGACGAGTACAAGCTGCTTGTCAAGGATCTGAACGACAGCGACAAGCAATATTATGTGTATGGCACTCCGATCAGCATCCCAGACGTTGATGGTCAAGAGATGGTTGTCAACCTGTGGGTTGCCGATCCGGTGTGGAAAACAGAAACCGAGACATCGGTTAGTTGGGCGGTTACGAGTAGCGGTGACCAGGAGAGCATCACTGTAGGCGGATCATTCTATAGCGAGCCAACATTCGAGATAACGCCCACTGCGGCGAAGTCTGGCGGTAAGGCATACCGCATCTTCTGCCCGGTGTACAACCCAAGCACGACGATCACCTATACCGATTACCCGTTGGACATTGTAAACAATGCGCTGGATACTGCCGCGCTTGTGGCGGACACCACGCGCCACGTCACGATCAACGATGGCGATGGGATCACCGATGCGGATGCGACGATAACCTATGATGGCGAGGTGGGAACATTCCCGACCTCTGGGCTTGCGTATCTGGGAACCGAGCAGATCACATATACCGGCAAATCGGCAACACAGTTGACGGGATGCACACGTGGCGTAAACGGAACCAGCGCGGCGGCCCACCTTGATGACGTGGTGATATACGCATCTAAGATGGAGGCTGACGGAGGCGATATTCAGGTGCTTGTTGATGGTATTGCTGTTAACTATTGGCTGCAAGACATCAACAACGCCACGACTCAGGTTTGGATCAATGCCGATCTGAGTGCTGGCTATACCATGACCAACGGCGTGCTTATTGCTGCTGCTGGCGCCATTACAACCATCACGCTGGAGAATAGTACAGCCAACATCGACGCGATCAACGCACTTCCCAGCAACGGGCGGTTGATGATCGATAGCGAACTGTTTAGCTATACAGGGAAGAATGTCACAACGCGGCAGTTCACGGGCGTAACGCGCGAGGCATTCAATACGGCAGCGGCAGAGCACACCGTGGGCGATAGCGTGCGATGGATCGAGCACGAGGTGTATATCTACCACGGCGTGCACGACTTGCCAGCGTTTACAGTGGATGATACCTACAAGCCATACATCGAGCTAGACAGCACGAATTCAGAATGGACATGGGACGCGACATTTGCTAAGACGGATACTAACAATTCGTATCTGTTGCGCGCTGACGCATGGAGATCGAAGTGGCCAGAAGCCTGGGATAATACAAGCCAAACATATCACAACAAATATGATCGCTACTATAATGTCAATTGTGACTATGGCTACTATGTTGGCATGGACACAACTGCGCCAAGCGCACAGACGACAGAAAACGACCTGACTTTTTCTGTACTTGGAACCTATTATGCGAATTTAGGTTGGGGGCAAAGATACCAATACCTTAATTTTATGGGCAGTTCTCCATTCTGCGTTTACGTACCGAGTTACTTTACTCATATAGCCGCAACGGGCAAAAGATATTTGGCCAGCGACGCTGGAGCAGATTGGTACCGGACTTCTGCTGGTTTTTATATGTTTCGCATTGCGTCTTCCACGTCAGCGGAAAGTCTAACGAGTTCCTCTAGTTTTAGCGATGCTTTTAGTGTTGCAGCTCCAGCCGGGACAGGTGCATCCGATCCATGGTCGCAGGCAACCCTTGATTTAAGCGGTTCTTTCAATTACCTGGCGTTTGATCCAGTACGTACCGATGCTGCAAAAGATGCTGAGGTAAGAATAGAAGTCGATACTCTGACTCTGACACTTGTTTCGTCCAATATACCCGTAGCCGCCGCGGGATTATCTGTTGAGTTTTATCATATAAATGCCTCACTCGTAAACTCCACGACTGGCGATTACATCGACATCGACTACGACATCAACCTCAACACAGCGCTGATTTTCAACACGTCAGCGCACACGGTAGTCGATAACGATAGCGGTGCATATGCGCGTGGTGCTATTGCGCTGTCAAGTTATCGCCACGACTGGTTAAAGATGGCGCCCGGTGCCAATGTGCTGCAATGGGATGAAACAGGCGCGGCCGGCCTCACCATTGTTGTCAAAAGACGGGAGCGCAAACTGTGAGCACGATCCGCCTTTTCGACAAGACAGGTGTACCCCTACAGGGTGGGGAGTTTGACGCGCTGGTTGATCGTTCCTGGGTGCTTAACGGAATCGGGCAGGCCAATATCACCATAGCCAAGACAGACGCATCTTGTACCGATACTCTATTGAAATTTGGCAATCGCATCCTGATCCAAGAGGACGACATGGGATCGTGGGGAGGGGTAATCTTACCACCGCGCAACTGGACAGCAGATGGCATCACGTTCACCGCATACACTATCGAAAAACTGCTAGAGCACCGCTATCCGGGCGCGTCAAGCTACACGGGCTACGCGGGGGATATCTTCGAGGATCTGATCTCTTCGGCTAACATCACAGAGGATACGCTGATCGACTTTGGAACAGCGTATGCTGGCGGTGAGAGCTGGACAGAGGAAACAACAGACACTATCTATAAGGCGCTGGCGGCGATTGCCAAGCGAACAGGGCAAGACTGGGTGATTGAGCCGGGCATCGACAGTGTGGGCAAAATGGAATGGGCGGCGTATTGGCGATCCTCGCGCGGCGAAGACCTGAGTGAAAGCGTAGTGCTGGAAGAAGGAACACACTTCAAGATCGCCACCGGCCCGCTTTTGTCAGAGCAGGGGCCGATCTACAACTCGATCAAGCTGGTTAAGTATGACGGCGTTGGCATCACGACTACGGCAACGGCAACCGACGCTACAAGCATAGCGACGTACGGAACACTGCAAGGGTTGTTCAGCGAGACGGTGCCAACGGGGTACACGGCGCAAACATACTGTGACTACTTGCTGAGTGTATACAAGGAACCGCGTAAGACGTTCAAGCTATCAGTTATCAACGACGAGGTTGATACGCTCAAGAATATCAGGCTCGGGAACACGATCAGCATATTGCTTGTTACGTATGGCTTCACCGGGAACGGGCTGGGGATAGAGATGCACGTTCGCATTATGGCAATGGAAGCAGACGAGCGCGACAGCACGCTAACGCTTGTCGTGAGTGAGGTATAGCATGAGCGATGAACTAATATCAGCAAAAGCGACAGAGGGAAACCTGCTGTCGCGTCTGGCCAGGATTGAGGATAGGTTGGCGCAGCTCGAGAAGAACCAACGCCAACCGTTAACGCCTCCAACGTATTCCGCTACGAACGTTACAACAGATCGCGCATATAATGCGGATACTGTTGTTGTTGCAGAGCTGGCCGACGTCGTTGGGACAATGATTGCAGACTTGAGATCCCAGGGGCGATTTCTATGAAACGGTACTATCTTCTTTTGGGCGTGTTTATGACACTTGCGGTCATTGTTGGGTTGGCAGATCGCCGTAATATACAAGTGCAACCGCCAAAGCCAATTGTTACGATCATACCACAGTCAACAGCTGTATACGAGTGGGGAGAAATAGAGATCGAGCCATTTCTGTATGCTGTTCCGTTGGGAACATTCACCCCGTACAGCGACATAAGCGTATTTGATTTGCCAGTTGCCACTGCACAAGTTGTTGGTGTGCTTGTCGCTGGCGATGCGGTTGGCTATACATCAGAATATACATTCGATGGCGAAACTTGGCTGTGTGTTAAGTGGACGGTTGACGAAGATATTTCGTCGTGGAATTGCTCAGGATGGGTACCAGCAAGCGCAGGAACGGTTGATCGTGATTGGGAATATTCTCCAAACAGTGGCACAGCAAGTCAGGAGGCATAATGCACGGACGAGGATCGCGTAGATATTTCTTTCCCACCATCGGCGTCGCCGGTGGCGGGCTATCAATAGCAGGGCGCATCCAGTCAATCGAGACGGCGAATTTGATTTCTTACAAGATACTAGGTGAGGCAAGTGGAACGGTAGCAGTTGATCAGATTAACTCTGCTATGAACGGGACGCATAACAATGTAACGCTTGCTCAACAAGGGATTGGAGGATACACAAGTGCGTCCTACAATGGAACAACGAGTAATACGTTGACATATACGGCAGCGTTAGCAGCGGCTTTTAATGGGGCCGCAGGGACGATCATAGCCTATGCAAAACCATCAGGCGCATCGATATGGACAGATGGCGCAGCAAGGTACGTGCGTAGATTATTCGCAAACTCAAACAATCAGATACGCATTTACAAAAGCACATCTAATAACACAATATACGCCAATTACACCGCTGGTGGAACGTCTAATGATGTGTCAACTACAGCATTCGGTGGTAATACTAGCTGGATGTTTTTAGCAATCACATGGGATAAGAATTCTGGAGCTACAGGGGAAGTAAAGTTTTACGGTAACGTAAGCGGAACCGTCGCCCAAATAGGAACAACACAAACCAGTCTCGGGACGTGGTCAGGCGCTATAGCAGACAATTACACGTCAATAGGATCTGCGGCCACAACACCTATTGCGTCACCTTGGTCTGGGCTTTTGCAGCATATGCCAATATACACAAAAGCTCTTACTCTTGCGGAATTACAAATAATATATGGCAATGGAACATAGGGAGATAAAATGCCAACAGTATATCCTGTATCAATAGACACAGAGGAAAACTGTGAAAACGAGGCTGTTCGCTCAATAGAGGTTACTTTGGGAAGTAACCCGCAATCATCATATGCTACCGTCTCTGCACGTATTGATCATATAGACACAATGCTAGATGCTAGTCTTTTTAGGATGCAGGATTATGCAACGCCACAGTCCGCCATCGATGCAGCTGCTCTTGCTGGCGGTGGCATTGTTATTGTCCCGTGGGGGGTAACAAATTTATCGCTTGACGCCACAACTAGACGATTCCTGACGCTAAAGCCTAATGTTAGTTTGATTGGGCATGGGCCAAAGTCTGTTTTGCGCGTCCCTGATGGAGCTGGTAATTATTGTGCCATAATAGGAACATCTTCATCTGATACATGTGACGATCTTGCTGTATGTAGTCTAACAATCGACGGGAATCAGTCTGGGAATGGGCCATCATCTATTGATGACTTCGAGCCCGTTGGTGGGAGTTTCTCAGCCCCGCGGATGGCCATAAATTTACTGGGAAGCGGCAAGCGACCAACTGTGTCAGATGTCCATATTGTAAATCACGATAGTATAAACGCAATATGGAGTGGCCTGGATGACACTTGCGTATCAGGATGCAGAATAGACGCTATCTCTACATTCTCGCATGATCACGCATCAATCTATACACATTGCACAGGACAGCGCATTATTGCCAATATCGTTGACGGAAATTCTGTAATGCGAAGCGCGCTAGAAACACATGGAAATGAACAACTAGTGGCATGGAACACTGTTAGACGAGTTAAGAAGGGAATGTCTCTAACAGGGGTGTCCCCTCACGGTAGCTTTGGCGCAACAATTGTAGGCAATCAGTTTATAGATGTTGAGGCTGGTGTCAACATTTGGGCGCAAACATATCCTGGCGGCGACACAATACAGGCATTTAGGGCACTTATAATCGATCAAAACATTGTGTGCCTTAATAAAACAATGTGGCCAGAGGCCAGTTTATCGTCTGGCATATGTCTATATGCAATTGGCCAACAGCCACTAGACGCGCCGCAGGGGAACAATATTGTTCAATTGGTATAGGCAGGCTTGGGGGATCGACGAACGACTTAGCACCGCCAGCGTGCGGAAATGGGTAACACTATGGAGTCATTGTGGATTAAACTAGCGGATGGTATACCAGCTGTGGCTGTCACGCTTATCATGTTTTTGATTGCCTACATGGTTGTTTATCCAATCGTTAAGTTGATGGTCGAGAAATTCATCCCGCTAGCGGATCGCGTTATTGTTGTGCTTGAGGTACATGGCAAATCGAGCCAGCAGTTGGCCGAAACATTGCAGAGATCGTTGAGCGACCAGAGAGAACTGTTCGAGTTGCACATGAAAGAAAAGCTGGAGGAATTTTCCATGTTTGAAGATCGGATCAAAGCACTAGAACAGTTGTTGGAAGAGAAGGATAGGCGTATTCGCGCGCTTGAGACTGAACTCAGTGAACTCAAGAAAACAAATGGTGAGAGAATAATAGAATTGCAGCAAGAGCTGGCTGCTGTTCGTGCTGAGCGCGACGACTTGCAAAAGCGCCTAAAGGTTCTCGAGGAACAGAACAAGCATGACAAGACGCGAAAAGAGAAGATAGCAAATGCTAAGTAACTATCGCACAAGCGTCATCCTTGGTGACACACCAAAAGGCGTCAACATGCTGCTATCGTCTGGCGCTCGCCCGCCTGTCATCAAGATCCACAACAATATCAGCCACGCTCAAATTATACATGAGAAGCTTGGCAACGACACAATCATCATTGTGCGTATGACGGGGACTGAGGGCGTGTTTAACAGATCGAAGGCGGCAGCGGTTAACGCAGTTGAGTGGTGCACCGTCATGGAGCCCGCTTTTAAGCAGGCGCCTTATGTGTACTGGGAAGCAGGGCCGCCATTGCAGCCGTGCGACAACTGGTATCGCGATTGGTTGTTGGCTGCGATGAACTGGTGTCACGCGAGAGCGTTGCGTCTTTGTGTCATGACAACAAGCGAGGGAACACCAGATGTTCCCAGCGCTGGCGTTGACGGTTGGGCGCCTATGTGGCCAGTTGTGCAACTGGCCGCTTCGTATGGCTATCTTCTGGGGCCACAAGCGTATTGGATAGATGGCAACATGGATGTAAATGACGATTGGCACATGTTCCGAATCTATCGCGCGTTTATGGACTATCCAGGCAAGTGGCCATCTGGAACGCGGATCGTGTTTACCGAAACGGGCATCGACCTGCGCAACGGCCTTGGTTGGCGTACTGCGCTGGGTGGTGACTGGCCACGTTATCGTGCCGGTCTTAAGCTGCTGAGTGAAGAGATAAAGCGCCGCCAGTGTCCGCCTGGTGTCCAAGTGGTAGGCGGTACGGTGTACGCTATCCACGAGGTAGACAACGAATGGCGAGACTTTAATTACCTAGATCATCTCATGGATCAGATAGAAGATATAAGGTTGGAGCAGGGTATTGTCGAGGTGCCTCCATCTCCTGATCCTGAGCCGCCAGCGTATGGCATCAAGGAAGTTGTCATTTACAAAAATGGCTGCAATCAGCGCGAACAGCCTACAAGTTCCAGCACGAAGCTGGGATTTATAGCGCAAGGGACACATCTGGTGGTACAGTATCCACCAACGAATGATTACGTGCGTGTCATGGACAGAGGCTGGGTGTACGTGCCCAACCTACAGATTATAGGATAAGGAGAATAACATGAGCCAATTTCTAGTGTTTATCGAGACGTTGTTGGGATTCATTCCTGCCGTTGCTGGGGCTGCAATTGCCATCGCCGCGCTTGTTGACGGATTGAAGAAGATAGGGTGGCTTAAGGATGGCTATGCGCCTTTGGCCAGTGGATTGCTTAACCTCGTGGTATTTGTCGCGCTGTTTTTCTTCGGAGACCAGTACGGCAAGGAAGTACAGAGCGTGCTTGATGGTATTGCAATCGTTGCGCCCGTCATCGTCTCTCTGCTAATTGCGCTGCTGTCAACCAGCAAGGCGCACGATTTGCTCAATAGCATCGGCCTTGGCTACAGCTACACAGATAAAAACGATGTGAAACTGCACGGATGAAGCATCTGTCTCGCCTCCTTATAACGGTTGCGCTATCGGGGTGTGTTGTTACCCCGCCAGGTATCACCCGGACGGCGTTGACTCCTAGCGCCACGCTGGCGGAAACTGGCACGGATGTACCGTCTCCGACCGCTACGGCGCGTCTTGTGACAACACATGCTGTCACAGGTACAACCGCGCTTACTTCGACAGCGGAACAAGCGCCAACGTCAACTGTTGACTGGAGCGCCACACCAACGCGGATCACGCTCACGGCAAGCATCATTGAGGTGACGCAAATTGGCGGCTACCCTACGCAAGCGGCGGGACAAAAGATGCAGGACATCGAGGGCGAATACTTGCCGTTCGGCGTGCTAAACGTGCGCTCGTGCGCGGAGGTGTCTGCCGCCTGCCGTGTGCTGGGGCAACTGTCGGGGAGTGTCTCGGTGCAGGTATACGGGATGATAGTCGGGTACCCTCAGGGAGATGTCTGGCTGTGCATTGATGGCCCGCCAGCGCCATATGTGAGCAGTGATTGTAATCTGGTGGTGGCGTATATCATCGCCAGACGAGAGTTTGGCAGTTTTGTGATATACTAGGAGAATAGGGCAGCATCGCCGGGCCAGATAACCGCGCACGCAGTCGTACAAGATCGGCGATAACGTCTGCGCGATACACTAACTGGTGGCTACGCTTTCGCGGGTGCGTTGACTACGCTGCAAAATGTGTAGGAAAAGCCACTGCCCTATGCACACTCCACTCCCTACGGGAGACGGAGATCGGGATGCCAGCGGGAAGACAAGTAGGGGGATAACGCCCTTGCTCGTTGGCGTCCTGCATGTTTAGACGCTAGCAAATAAAAAACACCCCGCCAGTTATGGCGGGGTGTTGTCACTTCTTGGCGCCCCATCTTGTCTGGGCGTCCTCTTTGCGTATGATCCATTGGCTACCAATCTTCCGCGCTGGTATCCACTTATTGAGGCACGCGCGCCGGATCACGCTTACCTCTCGCTTGTACAACTTACTTGCTTCGCTGACCGTGATGTAATCGTCAAACATGGCAACTCCTTATTGTCGATAAGATGACCTATCACTCGTGATTGTCCACACCTCCGAGGGGGGGCGAATGCCCCATGCCGGTCTGGCCGGCTGGCAGCAGGCCATGGATCGGCCTGATGTCATGCCTTGCTAGACATAGGCACCTGTCCAATAATCGTAAATCTCGATGAGCATTGCTTCTCCGAAGCCGTCCGGAAATCCTTCCACGCCAAAGCTCTCGTCGGCGTACTTCTCGGCGAATTCATCCGGCGTGTCGAAGGAGCTGAAGTAGATACCACGATTCCTCATCCAACTTATCACGATATTGGCATACATCTCGCTGGTCATTTTGTGCCTTCCTTGTGGCTATCAGCAAACCGGATTGTCTGCTGCCAGACGTCCAGATCCGTACTTCGTCCACAACCCTGAGCAGGGGGCATTGCTGCCCGACTGCAAAACTGCTACGAGATTGTCTATTCACTTTCGAGAACCACATCAAAATCGCCGTCGGCAAGTTTTTCGAGTGCCCACATAGGCCCCCAGGTTCCCAGGATATAGAATACATCAGCCGCCAGCCCGCTATTGATTGGGTTGTCCAAATTGCGCTTGGCAATCTCCGGGATGTATTCCTCAAGCTCAGGAACGCGGTGATCGCTGTTCTTGAACTCAGATTCTGGATCGACTTTTTGATCGTCGATGGAGGGATAGTTGCTTCGATCAACTTGCACTGTAACCTTTTTGTTTTCTTCGTCGATTAAGATTGTGTATTCGAGTGACATTGCATCTCTCTCCTGAGTATATAGCGGTTCTCAACGTCCGCTGCTCAGGGGTGTGGACTGTGCTAGTCTCTGAGTAGGGGGCTATGCCCCGCTACCTAGAAAGGTGCTACCCCATCGCGCCGAGTTTTTGCATACTCGGTATCGGCTGGGTAGGTTCCATCGTGTACTTGTACATTATTCCAGTGAGTGAGTTCTGTTTGCCTCCATTGTTGTCTGCCGTCGCTGTATGTCTGCAACCACACTTTAATGGTTATAGTAACAACGCGCTTGTGCTGACCGTATGGGGTTTGTTCAGTCTCCTCTGTCTTAACGTTCCAAGTACCGGCGATTAGGTTTCCCATTGTAGTCTCCTTGAGTGGTGTGTGTAGCAAGTCCGCTACTCAGAGACTAGCACTGTGCTGAACAATGTAGGCGGCAAGTGCCGCCGGGGTGTTAGTGAACCAAAACGTATGTTGTTTTGAACTCACCTCCGACTGCGTCGGCTACCTTTAGCAGCGCATCGCTGTCGGCTATCATCTTTGAAATGATTGGCTCAGAAGTCATGCTCTGTCGCGCGTTATCTGATATACCGCTGTCGTTAAGAAAGACCTCGATGCGACCCAGGCCCATATTCTGAATGTTGTAATCCGATACTTTAAGCCCAGCGTCTTTGATTGCTTTCCTTACTTCGTTTGTAGTCATTGTGTATCTCCTGTTTATTATTGGCTTCACTTGTCGTCTACATTGTCCAGCACTTGCGAAGTGCCCCTTCGCTTGTTTTCTCGCCATTTGGTGTGGGGCGGCCACCCCGGTTCTGCTTGCTCTTATTTGTTTCTCTCAACTTATAAATACAGTATACACGACTTCGTGCATAATGTCAATAGGCAAACACAACAAAAAGATAACAGTTTTAGAACGGGATTAGAACGGATATTACCCAATATCATAACCTGCTTTTGCTCATTGACATTCAGGACGTGATCGCTTATAATGGTAAGTGACGCCATAGCTTGTTCGTACCCTCTCGGGAAGCCTGGGCCTCACTAACGAACAGCGATAGTGGCGTCAAGGCGCAGGTTTCCCGAGAGGGTTTTTGTTAGGAGAATGCATGAGACAGTTATCAATATTTGAGCCGCAGTTTGACGACCGCATCCGACGCGAAGAGAACGCAATGAATGCCAATGAGATGGCAAACTTGTTCTTTGAAATCGCTGGCGTTTCCTCGGACTTATGTATCGACGAAACAGAAATAGCACAATGGGACAAAAAACGTTTCGAGCTTCTTGACGCCGACAATTTCGGGCGAGACATGAGTCATCTGATATTTTGTAAAGCGGGCGAGTACAACATGCTTATTGCTCGCGTTTTTGCATATTTCATAGTGAGACTGATACACAATCTATGCATTCTTGAGCAAACAAGTCACGCATCTTTTTCCAAGATGTTGGAAAACATGAATGAATGGATGCTTGGAGGTGGCAACAAGTACGAAGCTGTCATGTGTTGTATTCACCTGGCTAGATGGACTCTACAAGTTGAGCACATTACATCTGTGCAGATGTTCGACAACCACAACGTGATAAACAACAATCAAGAATATTCATACTTTCTGCTATGCCCATCTCAGAACACGATTAAGATTGGGAAGAGCATTAACCCAAAAACAAGAATAGGCAGCATTCAAGCACAATCCCCGGCGGCTGTGTTTTGCATATCTATTTGCAAGACACCTGAAAAAGAACTTCACGCAGCATTCAAACAATATCGTCGATCAGGATCTGAATGGTTCGAGGCCGATCAATCTATTGTTGCCTACGCGCTCGAACATTGTGTCTATCAGGATGTGCTTGATCTCCTCGGCATCGACGTGGTAACAGGCCGACGCCTGCTCGATTCAACCGACGCGATTCGGGGGTGGATGCAATGACCGTGCAACTGCATCTCGGCGATTGCCTGGAGTTCATGCGCGGCCTGCCGGATGGGTGCGTCGACTGCGTGTTTGTCGATTTGCCATACTTCGAGATTGCTCCTTGCGAATGGGATAAGCAGTGGGAAAACAGAGACGCTTATCTTGACTGGGTATGTTCGCTTGCAGAGCAGTGGAAGCGTATCACAAAGACAAACAGCAGTGTGTTTGTGTTCTGTGACGAGAAAACCGAGGCGTATTTGCAGGTAAGACTTGACGCCTACTTTTTGCTGCTTAATAAGATCGTATGGTTCAAACCTAACGCTCTACCGCAGATAAACGCGCATCTGTTACGCACGTTTGCGCCTATGACCGAGCGTGCGCTTTTCTATGCTTCCTATAATGACCGATGCGAGTGGGATACCACCGGGTGGCAGTCGGTGAAGCTAGACCCCGACAACTTCAAACCTCTGCGTGATTACTTCCGTGAATATCAAGAGGCTATCGGCCTCAACATCAAACAGATCAACGCCAGGCTAGGCCACAGAAAAGCAGAGCACGCTTTCTACTGGGGCACTACGCAGTGGGACTTGCCCACACAGGAAACCTACGATGAACTGGAAAAGCTGCCGTCCAATCACGGATTTGTGCGGCGCGAGTATGAAGACCTGCGGCGCGAGTATGAAGACCTGCGGCGCGAGTATGAAGACCTGCGGCGTCCATTCAACGCAGACGGAGAGACGCTTGACGTTATTAGCTGGCCGATAATCAACAGTAGCGAAAACACAGATCACCCCACAACCAAGCCACTGGGATTATGCAAGCGCATCTTGTCAGTAATCACCAAGGATGGAAATACCATTCTTGATTGTTGCATGGGTAGCGGCACCACCGGCGTCGCTGCCGTCCAGCTCGGGCGGAACTTCATCGGCGTGGAAATTGATGAAACCTATTTCAAGATCGCAGAGCGGCGTATCCGCGAGGCGGAAGCACAGCCCCCGCTATTCGTGCTCGACACCCCGCGCGCGCAACAGTTGACGCTAGAGGAGGCGCAATCGTGAAACAAGTACAAGCATACAGGTGTGGTAGTTGCCAAAAGCTATACACCAGCGAGGCGGAAGTTATAGAGTGCGAAACCATGCACAAAGGCGTTTTGGAGTCTCACGAACGCTGGCGCAAGGATGCCGATCTGTACAGACATGAGGCGCTGGAGGTAGCGCGCACCAGCAAGGCTATGCGTGTGCTGGTTGTGGCTAACGAAATGGACGCCGCGCGATGGGTTGCGGATAAGTTGTACTGGAAAGAGATCGGATGGGATGCCAATAGCTCGTGGTGGACAGAAGCCACACTTGACGAGATGGTAGACGCCGCGCTTGCAGTTAAGGAGCCAGCAGCATGATCATTATCATCGACCGAACCGATCCGGACGTGCGTATCGTGCTAAAGGGCAAGTTTTCGGAGGACGACGCCGACGCGCTGTAACGCACATTCCCGGAGCTGCGGCGGATCACAGTTAAGCAGACCGATAAGAACCAACTGAAGTTGTTTGCGGAGGAGGAATAATGGGCGTAAAAACAATCTACCTATTCAGCCCGGAGATGCTGATCGTCGGGCGCGAGACGCGCGGATTGTCGGCTGACGATCTGGCCGACGAGGTTTGCATAGCGCCAGACATGCAAGCAGACATCGAGGCGGGAATATCTATCCCGTCGCACTGGCTGGTTAGTAGATACTCGGATATCCTGCGATGCCCAGTACCGTTATTTTATCGCTCCAACAAGACCGGAGGCGAATAATGAAGACACAGAGAGCGCCTGGCATTGGCCACGGTAAGCAGCGCAAAGGCAAGCATGGCGGGCCGAAAGCGTATCGGCGCGATAAGCGGATCCGCAAGGCAGCAGAGCACAGCCGGAGGCGTAATAGGCGATGATGGGCGTCCCGTCGCGCGCGATGCGACGTTTGATTGCTGCAACGTGCTTTGCCAGATTACACGGTGATCAACAATCCGGCATCTTAACAATCATTGCGGGGCGGCCGGTGCCGACCTGGGCCCCATAAGCCCGGAGAGAGAGATCGACACTCTCCCCCGCTATAGGGCAGGTTCGATTCCTGCTCGTTGGCTGAGTGCTGGTGCGAAGGGAGCCAGGATCGTTACCTGGTGATATGTGTCACGGCCTATATGCGGTGACTAACTCAGGGAGACACAGCCCCGGAACCCCACCGGTTACTTGGGGAACATCGGAGGTGGCAGTGCCCGGCGCGATACATGAAGCGCAGCCGTGCAACTCGGCGCCTCTGTCTACCGGGTGGCGTTACTCCCGGATGCCAGTAACGCACTATCGAGGCAGTCCGATAGCTTATCACAAATTTGGATCTAAGAGCGATAGCATTTGGAGAGTGTCGGGGTGGCGACTGCCCCACCCCACAAGTATAGGAGGATATTATGGCTAAACTATACATCTCATCAAAAGAAGACAAAGCCAAGGCACAGCGCCTCGAGGCGGCAATCGACAATGGCGATCTCCCGAGGCCGCCAGCTGGTACGCAATCTCGCAACGTGTGCGAGATATGCCATGCGGCGACAGTCCTGCGCTATTACATCCGGGCGCACGGCTGGTGCTGTGGTGCGTGCTTTGACGATTACCGCATTGCGCCTGGATGGTGCAACACACGCGCAGACCAGGTGCATCGCGGGCGCTTCCACATTGTTCCGCAGTGCGTTATTGATGCGGAATCCGCCAGCAATACACCCGTGGTTGATCGTGATGTCCAACTTGTGCACCAATCACATGGCGATGAGTTAGTACAGCGCGCAGTCGAAAATCTTGGCAAACAACAGGACGCACGACACGCGGCTGAAGCATTGTCGCAATCATGGGTTGGGAAACAGGTAGCCAGTATAAAGGCACATCGCGAAGTGGAAAGCCTAGCATCAGAGCAACGCTGGCACGCAGCACGAAGGGCTGGAGAAGCGAGACGTGGTGCCGCGATATCGAGGTTGCCATGAGCGACTACTATGACCTTGACAAAGTGCTTCAGCGCCATCACGAACTGATCGTCTGCGTGCGTGGGCGCGAGTTTAAGTTGTGGCGTGTAGCGCCCAACGCATTTGTCTGTCGTATCGATTACGAGAGTAAACGATACACAAATTGCACGTTCGATGAGATTAAGGCTGATCTTGAAAATTATCGGCCGGGAGGTTGGGTGCCATGCCAGAAGTGACTATCACAGCCGAGTGGACTCCAGACCAGCACCGCGAGGAATACTTTCGCCTATTCTTTGCACTACTTGAGGCACAGAAGTACATATGCCTCGTAGTATGCAGCAAGCTGGGTGATAATCACTCGCTGGCTTGCATGTACGCAGACAAAGCACTGATTGACGCCGACGCTGTGCTCGATGGGTGGGAAGTGACATAGATCCGAGGAACTTATGGTAATTACTATAATTAGGAATGTGTTGACAATGATCGTAAATAGGATAGCACAACCATCAAGCGATATGTACACAATACCGGAAGCCGCCAAGTTGATGGGCATCACTCGCCAGCGATTGCACCTCCTGGTGCAGCATGGACGAGTCAGGGCATATCGAATTGGAAGAGTTTGGATGATCCCATGTGACGCAATAGGTCACATACTCCCCGCTGGCCGCCCCGCTGGCCGCCCCAGGAAACACAAAAGGTAGGGTAAATACCCATAAAAACCTATTGACGTGGCCAGCGTTGTGTGCTATTATAGTAGTGTAATCACAAAACGCTATACGGAAGGCTTACTGGTATCAATAGGAGACAAAATGTTAGCAAATACACTGGGGAATGATAACTGGGCAGTCGAGAGCAGGAGCAAGTTGCGCGAGGGGTTGAGATCCAGGACAAATGTAGACTACGGTGGGTTGAAGGTGTATCGCGTATACGAAAACATCATCCTAAGCGATGGCGCTTTCTGCGAGTTTCCTGTCTCATTTAAGCATGAGGCTGAGGCGGTAATGGAATTCCAGAGGATCACATCCGGCTTGGATCGCGGTTGCACCATTAACGAATTGATGCCTGGCGTCGATCTGCCGGTTGAGATCGCGACAGCTTGGGTGAATTGAGAGAGCTATGAACAAACGACCGTACTTCATCGAAGACAAGCATCTGTTGACCCTTGATTTCTTCAAGGCCAGCGGGAAGTTGAACAACGGTAACGCGATTACTGAGTTACAGAAGGCGTATCAGGGCATGAGCCAGCGGGTTGCTATGGCGATAGTGGCGTACTGGCTGACAAAGAGGTGATAACAGTGAACACGTGCCCTAATTGCGAGCACACCCTGGTTAACGATGGAGAACAACCAAACGTGGTTAGCGGCACCATGAGCACGTTAGGAAGCTGCGTAAATCCAAGTTGTGATAGCTTCGATAGCACCTTTTCGTTTGGAGAGCGGGCTATGACCAGGACGGAGTTGGACAAATACGCAGAGTTACGCGCAAGACTGGGAATTGCATGAGCAGGTGCAGCCACATCAACACGCGGTGATGTGGCTGCATGTGCCCATGACGGGCAGATCGCAAGACCTACTATCTGGAGGCCAAATGTGCAAGGAAGCGCGGAGATTTGTGATTTGGGCTGGTGGGTATGTAGAGACGACCCGCAACCTGAGAGACGCACTACGTAGATCGCGGATTGATGGCGGGTTGGCGGTAGAAGACGAAGGGCCACGCGGCAAGAAGCGCATGGCGGCCAGCGGTGAAGATGTTAGTAGACGGTAGCATGAAGCGGGGCCGTGACCGGGATCGACGCCAGATGTTATAGGCGGACGCGGGATCAACACCCGCCGGCTCCATCGAGCAATGACGGCACAAGATCGGAGAGATACATGGTTGAGATGAAAAGAGGGCCACACCTAAGTAAGTGCGGATGGGCATGGGAGGATTACAGTCCAGCCGTTGGATATGAATTTATTTGCGACAATCCATCCTTTCACCCTAAAGATACCGTTACCTGTGACGAATGCCAGCTAGGAACATGGGCAAAGGATAGCGAAATTAAACAGTGTAAAATGTGTGGCTATTGGGCTCACATATTGGGCGAACATGACGTTTGTGATTTTTGTATAGAGGAGTGAGACATGAACTATCCAATCGTAGATCGGACTTACCAAGAAGATCCACAGGAGTGCCCTGACTGTCTAACAAGGCACCACAGCTTGTACACAATTGGTGACAACCAGGTTGGGCGCTGCTTCGTATGCATGGTTTTGGCGTGGCACCATCTGCGTGCTTTGTGGGTACAGGAAACCAGGAATGACGCTGAAGACAACCTACCAGCGCGTATTCAAGCAGAGATGTAAGAGAGAGAGACATATGGAACACAGTGAATCAATAGCCAACTTAGCAGCAGCCCTATCGCAATTCCAGGCCAGCGTGCCCAGCGTGCCATTCGATGGTACTAACGCATTCCTCAAGAATCGCTACGCCACACTCAAGGCGATGATCGAAACCGCGCGACCGGTACTGGCTGATAATGGCCTGTCAGTCTCGCAGATCGTTGTGAGTTACGATGGCCAGATCGGCGTAGAGACTGTGCTTATGCACTCATCCGGAGAGTGGATCAGCAATACCGCGATCCTGCCCGCCAATGATGAGAAAGGCAAGAGTGCGGCACAGGTAGCAGGAAGCATGATCACCTATCTGCGCCGATACAGCTATGCCTCCATTTTAGGCCTGTACGCGGACGAGGACACTGACGGAAACGGGTCTCAGCAAAACGCCAAACAGACGGCACCTAAGCCGCCACAGGGCAATCAGCAAGCGACTGCTCCACAGCGACCGTATACGCCAGAGCGTTTGCGCGCCGGAATTGCCAAGCGACTTGCCGGTAAACCGCAGGACGGTGTGACGGAAGACGCCGCGCGCAAGCTGGCGATCAACTGGAAAAACATTACCGGGCAAGACAAGGCCGTCAGGCACAATGCCTGTGTGAGCATCATCGACCGCACGGTTGACAGCTTCAAGAACCTGACCATCTCGGAGGTTGAGGCGCTGACTGACTGGCTAAACGGTAATCCGCCCATGGCGCGCGAAGAGGCGAAAATGGTGGCGGAGGAGTTGGTTGCCATCGAGGCTGAGCGCAGGAACAGCGGCACGCTGGGAGAATACTTTGACAACGATCAGAGCAGCGCAGACGCCATCGCCGCGATCCAGGGGGCGTGATGGATAAGGACTTCTCCGACTTTGTTGACGAAGGTCGCGAGCTGATGCAGGCGAGGGATCGTAATAGCTGGCTCTTGGGCGATCTGGCTTGTGAGTTTGAGATCGAAATAGGAAGGCCATCTGATGCCGACGCCCCAACCTTGGGAGACCTGGCGCGTGAATGGGACGCCAGTACACAGCGCGTGAGTGAGTGGCGGAATTGCAGTGCCTTTTATCCTACGGACGCGCGTAGATTTGATCTCACGTGGACACACTACAACCGGGCGCGGCGTGCGGCTGATGGTGAGATTGACAATGCGCTGGAGCTGCTGGAGATGGCTGTTAGGTTACACATGGGCACGCGGGCATTCGAGCGATACATCAAGGGCATCTACTTTGAGGGCCCCGTCAAGATTGGCGAGTTGGCGGTAGGCCTCCAGGCGATGATACCCGGAGGAGTCAAAGATGTGTGGTTGGTTGTAAAGAGGAACGAGGTATGAACTCATACGCACACAAGGTTGACAACAACCAGAAACAGATCGTGGATGAGTTGCGCGCGCTTGGCTACACAGTTGCCAACCTGTCGCGCGCTGGGGCGGGT